ATGGCTAAACGTTTTAGTCCCGAATTTAAACAGCAAGCGATTGATTATGCACTTTCAAACTCCCACGAAGCTATAGCTGCAATCGCCCAGAAATTAGGTGTGGGTTATTCAACCTTAGACAAATGGATTCGTGAAGCCAATCCTGTGGGTTCAAGCAAACGTCAACTTTCACTAGAACAACAGCGGATCTTGGAATTAGAGAAAGAAGTCAAACAGCTCAAGGAAGCCAATGACATCTTAAAAAAAGCGCATGTGTACTTTCTAACAGATCATGCCAAGAAAAGTACACGGTAATTCAAGATCTAGATATGAATGAAGTCACCGTATCTTCTGCCTGTAAATACCTAGGTGTCAGCACTTCAGGCTATTATGCCTGGCAAAAACGTCAAGCCAATCCAGCACAGAAATATAATGACTTAAAAGCCGTATATTGGCAGCATCATGCACGATTGGGGGCACCTTCATTAGTACATGACATGCATGAATTAGATTACAACATGAGCGAACGTACTATTGGAAGGATGCTAAAAAAGCTTGGTTTACGTAGCAGGATTGCACGTAAATACAAGCATACGACTGATTCAAACCATCGTTTGCCTACAGCACCCAACTTGTTGGATCGTCAATTTACGGTCAATGAACCCAATAAGATCTGGACAACGGATATTACCTATATCCGTACTAAGCAAGGTTGGCTGTATTTGTGTGTGATGCGTTTCATTATGCAATGGCTCGTCAGGGGTATCCAATGGGTGTCATGGTGCATTCGGACCAAGGCTCACAGTACTGTAGTCGTGATTTTAGGACGCTATTATTGACGAATAACTGCGTTCAAAGTATGTCACACAGTCTTGCGCAGTATACTGCTCATGTTGGGATAATGCAGTGACCGAAAGCTTCTTTCATACATTGAAAGGTCATGTGGTCCATGGCAGTGTGTTTGCCACTCGAAAAGAAGCGAATACTGTCTTGTTTGACTATATTGAGATTTATTACAATCGGGTCAGAAGGCATTCCGCAAACGGCTGGTTAAGCCCAGAAGCCTTTGAACAGAAATATTTTAAGAATTTAGAGGGATTTGTTGTCCACGATACTGTCTAGGATCAAGAATCGGATGAAAAAATTAACGGCTATTTCGATTTATTGGAAAATCCAGATACTTCACAAAAAGTACGCAAACAGTTCCTTTGCAAAGACTGGCCTGATATCTATTACAAGCAGTACGTCCCTGCTTTAAAGCAACTTTCACCAGAATATACCGATGAAGAATTAAGTCAGGCACTCGATAGAGCCGTGGACTACTACAAAGAAAAGTATGTGATTGACTGCAATCAGTAAAGTAAAGCTCGTGCCATATCTAGTTACTACTGTCTAATTAAGGTCAATCGCAATCCTCACCTGTTATAACGAAGTAGCGCAAAACAAACTCATCAATGCCTATCGATGGGTTCTTTTTGTGTAATAACTCTGTAACAGTGGATTTAAACGTAGTTTTATACCATTTATTATATTTACTCTAATGTTTAGAAGACAAAAAGGAAAATAAAATGAAATACGTGTTAGGTGCAACTCTTATAGCTCTAGCGATCACTGGCTGTACTTCGACTCCAAATAAAGAAGTAACGCGCGAAAACGTGATACGCAATGCCCCTGAAAACACACAAGTTATCAGTTTTGTAGGCCCTAATGATTTAAAACTTTACCTAAAATCATCTGACCTATTTGAAACTGCACAAATGATTGATGGATCGGGTGAAGTTTATCATCTTAAACGCGCTGTTTCTGGTAGTGGAGTTCGCTTAGCGAATGATGATGGTGTTTCTATTCACTTCAAAGGCGGTGAAGGTATTGTCGAGTTTGAAAAAGACAAGCCGATCAGTATTACTGAAAGTAAAAAAATAAAGTATCTAGTGAAAATCAACCCACCCCAGCGGTGGGTTTTCTTTTGCCTATTACCGCTTATAGTTTAAAATCTAATAACAATAAAACTTTGACCATACAAAAAATCCTCCTGACCAGCTTACTTTTCACTATCACTCTTAACGGTTCCAAAAGGAACCTGAATATTAGAGGCATCATCTACGGCGCATCATGATTCAAAAATGATTGAATAATTTAAGGCTGCTGATGAAAAGATGAGTAATTTTCTAGATCAATTAGATAGTCCGAACAGATCAATAGAAATCAGTAAGAAAATTATCTGCAAAGACTACCCTGAATACGCAAAAGAATATGTTCCTGTCTTTCTAAAAAATTAATCAAAATATGGGCAATGTAGCACCACTATGTTCTATTAATTCCTGGCTGCCTTCAATTTCCATTTCAAAGCCATTCCACTCATAACCCATCTTAAAAAACAGTTCTTGAGCTTTATCAAATTCTTTATTTGTTGGAGTAGCTGTACATAATCTTTGCATCATCCTTATTTCAATTCTTATTAATAGAAGACTTAAACCAATTTTTATATAAAATCAGTGCAATTGTAGAAATATCAACATAATAGAAAAAAATTTCGGGAATCTTGAAATATTAGCTTACAAAGTGGTGAAATTAATTATGAGTACACAAATGAGTACACAAGACATAATTTTTACTTATATTGTTCTTTAAAATCAGATATTTAACATATTAATATGGTGCGCTCAGCGGGCACTTTCCGAAATTTAAGGTTTCCTTACTATTCCTTACTTTTGCTTATTTATCCTTTGTTTTTATAACTTTAAGTCTATGCAATCAATTCAATAGTTTAATGTTTTCTTATTATTCCTTACTATTCCATATATATTGATTACGCCAAAATTACGCCAAGACTTGTTGAGAGAAAACTATGGCCACCTTTAGACAAAGGGGTGATGCTTGGCGGGCTGAGATTAGTGTGAATGGTACTCGGGAAAGTGCGACATTCGACACTAAGACTCAAGCTCGCGCATGGGCATCAAAACGTGAAACTGAATTAAGAGAGTTATCACGCGGAAAGCTACCTGATTATACATTAAATTGTGCAATTGAAAGATACATTGCTGAAGTGTGCCCAAAGCACAAAGGTTGTGATTCTGAAATTAAACGATTCAAGGCATTTCAGAAAAACTTTCCGAAAATATGCAAAAAGCACATTGCCAAAATTACCACTGACGATTTTGTGGTATGGCGTGACACCAGGCTAAAAACAGTCAAGCCTGCATCGGTTAGACGTGAGGGCAATATGCTGTCAGCTTTGTTTACAGTAGCACGCACAGAATGGAAGTGGGTCTATGATTCACCCATGAGTGATTTAAAGATGCCACCACCGCCTGCACACCGTGACAGAAGAATTGCAGAAGATGAGATTGAGCGATTGTGTCTTGCGGCTGACTTCAATAATCAAGTACCTGAAAACTTTACTCAGCAAATTATAATTGCCTTTTTACTTGCGCTTGAAACAGCTATGCGGGCTGGTGAAATACGTGGATTGACTTGGGATCGGGTTTATTTAAAAGATAGGTATGTCACGCTTGATGAAACAAAGAATGGTACAAAGCGACATGTACCACTTTCTAAGCGCGCTGTTGAATTGCTTGAATTAATGAAGGGAATAGGTAGCCATAACGTATTTACTGTGAAAGATGCCAGTTTTGATACGCTTTGGCGAAAGTTGCGAAATAAGTGTGAAATTGAGGATTTGCATTTCCATGACTCAAGACATGAGGCATGCACCAGGCTTGCAAGAAAACTTGAAGTTTTGGACTTAGCTAGAATGATTGGTCACAAGGATTTACGCAGCTTGATGGTTTACTACAATGCCACAGCAAGCGAGATTGCAAACCGATTGGATTAGCGTTTATCTACATTTTAATAATTTAATGTATTCTAAAAAAGCAAACCCGAACACGCCTTGTTGCGTAGGGTTTGCACCAACAATAAAAGGAATAATAAAAATGAGAGATTGGTTGTATTTCTATATCGAATTTACAGTTCAGCGCGGGCAGATTTTTAAAAAAGAATCTGGATGGGCTTTAGGGTTGCAGGAGTTTGAAAGGCCATTACCACATCGATTTAAAACAGCCCGCACTTAGCGGGCTTTTTTATACGCATTACCAAGCTTCACATCATAAGAATTTCTAGCATAAGCAGGACCATTATAGCCACGTGCGAATGCTTTCCAATCTTTGTTTTTTAGTGCATTCACCAAGCCATTTACTTTAATAAAACGGCACATTGCTTCAAGCTGTGATGCTTCGTCACGGTACATGGCATTGATGAAGTTCTGCAAAGTTGGATAGCCTAATGCTTTCCAGTGATAGCCCATGACCTGACCAATACCCCATGATGCCGATTCTAAAGCCGACTCACGGTGATATTGAGCAGCAGCACTCAAACGTCCGTGCTGTGCAGAATATAAGCCATAATTGCCCATAGTTTTGTTGCACAGATCAGGGCGTTCTCGCATTGCCTTGTCTGCTGTTGCCGCCTTGCCGTTTGCAATGAGTCGCTGCCGAAATACATGCCGTTCAAATAGAACCACTGGTGTACCGTCTGAATTAAAACCCGAGCCTTTACATTCAACTTCAATCACGGCTTTTAATGCAGCAGCTTCAATGCCGAGTTTTGAGGCTTGCGCTTGAATCTGAGCTTCAGTTAGTTTTTTGCTCATCATTACCCCCGTGCAATTCTGGCTGATACTTCAATCGTGAAAAAACACTTAAAACATTGTTTAAAAAGCCAAGCCATAACACCCACGAATGCGGTAATAGCTCTTTAACTTCCTGTGGTACTGCTGCCCAAAACTGTGGAAAGTTAGAGCCAAACAGCCATAATAATTCAAAAGCCGCATACATCAAGACGTAAAAAAATGCCCATAGAGCACCCACTTGTACTGACTTGAGTTTCCAGGCTTGTTTCCAGTCATTAATTAATTTCACTTGTTGCCACCTCCAATAATTGCAACGAAAGCTGCTTTCACTTCCGCAATGACTTCTGCAATTGATTTACCCTGCATCAGTGCAATTGATTGATAAACGATACCAATCGTCAGTAATCCAAATACAGCAAAAATCAACATCACAAAGCCTTGCGCCATGTGTGAATACTGGCTTAATTCGTAGTATTCAATGAATGCGGCGCCGCCATATAAGCTGACTGACACACTAAATAAAAACTTGCCAATCACGCCTAGCGTGACCTGAATTTTCCCGTCTTTATCAATATCCCCGCTTAGCACTAAAGCGAGGATCGCCCCCACAACTGCTGGAACTAATTTAATGACCCACGGTAACGTGTTTTCTTGCATTGTCTTTTCTCCAGACATAAAAAAACGCCCTTTCGGGCGCTTGCTTCAATTTAAGTTCTCACACTTCAATCTGTACTACATCACCGCTTACTTCGTTTCAGACACGATGCCCCCTAAATTTTGGCAATAAAAAAGCACCCGAAGGTGCTATATTAGAAAAAAACTATAGAGATCTTTATGCGCTTTGAAGCACTTACGGGGTTAAGGGGTTATGCAGCCCTTTATGTAGTTGTTTACCACTTACTAAATATCCCATTCCCAACATTTAAAAGTAATGGTTACTTAGCAGTTGATCTATTTTTCATGCTGAGTGGCTTTCTATTAGTGCATAATTACAGCAGTCTTCTAAAAAAAATACATATAAAATATTTATTAATTTTTTTAAACCACCGGTTTTCCAGAATATTCCCCGTATATATTTTTTGGTTGTTGCTGAGCTTAATATACGGTCTTAATAATAATGAAACATATTCCTTATCACAAATTGCATCAAATCTAACTTTAACTCACTTAATTTTTCATGAAAAATCAATTGTTTTACCCTCTTGGTCAGTCAGTGTTGAATGGATACTTTACTCATTATTCCCTCTTTTGTTTCTATTCATAGAAAATCGAACCATAAAAACTATATCCACAATATTTTGTTTTCTTCTATATTTTATTTTAGCTTTCCAACTTTTCCCATTCTTAATGGGATCTCAGAACAGATCTAATGGGCAATTAGATATATTCTTTTTTGATGCATATGCAACTATTTTACGAGGCTTTGCTGGCTTCGTCATTGGTATGTGCTCATACTCTCTAATTTCCCACTCTTTTGTTGACAACAAAAGACAAATGAATATTTTGTTTTATTGCACTATTTCTTTAATCATAGTTCTACTAAACTTGAAAAATTACGATTTTTTTATCGTAATCCTGTTTTCATTATTAATTCCACTATGTAGCACATGTGATAATTTTATTACAAAATTCTTAAGCAATAAATTAGCTATATTTCTAGGCGAAATTTCATATTCACTTTATTTATGTCACTTACTTCTTTTCCCAATTATAAATAATGTTATAGCTAACCAGTACATATCACTAGCAATAATAATGTGTATTAGTTATCTAACTTTTAAACTTATTGAAAAACCTTGCATCAAAATTTTTAAGTATAGAAAACAAGTACCTGCTTATCAGCAGGTACTTAATCTAAATCGTAGGAACTAGCACCTTGTATGGATGGTCAGGTGGAAGATTAGCTTTCAACCCATATTTATGAGCTGCCCAACCTTCAAGTTTTTGGCGGTTTGTTGTGTCTACTTGTGCAACGCCTGTTATTATGTCTTTTACTGCCATGTTTGAATATCGCTCATAACCAGTAGATGTTAAAAATGCTCCAATTGTCGGCTCTGCAAGTGCATTAACATTACTTATTGTTCCAACGCTTGTTGGTTTTGATGATGCTAGTGAGCCGTTTAAGTATATCTCTTTAACACCATTTATATAGTCTGCTTTAAAAATGATAATTTGATAATTAAGATTGGATGCGATACCTGCTGATAAGTTGTCAAAAGAATCAGCATCTAATCTACGAGTTCCTAGATTTATAGCATTCGGCACTGTTAATTCTGAACTATTTAGTTGCGTGTTAAATCGAACAGCATTACTTGTTCCTCGAACCATATTAAACAATGTTCTATCGACATTTCCACCATCTAATGCAGTTCTTTTAACAACAGCAAGTTGCCAAACAACTTGAGCAGCATTTAGCATTGATTTTGATGCAGTTGTTCCATTTAGAACATCATCAACACCATCAAAAACAATATCGTTGTTTGACAAGATTGGCTTATTATTGTTTGTGCTTTGTGTGAATACAAAATTATTACCAGTTAAGTCGTTAAGCTGAGAGATTCGATTTGATGAGTCTTTCACAACAGAGCTACTAGAAAGCCAAAATTTAGAAGGATTTGCTAGATTTGCAGGAGTCCATGCAACACCTGCTAAAAGCTTAACTTGATCACTCAGTTTCTCAATTCCATTTTTCACAGATCCTACAGCCAAATAGTATTGTTTGCCTTTTTCAATACCTACACTATCTATATATGTACGAACATCACCAGCTAAAACAGCTTTTGGCACTGGTAAATTCAATGGATCTATAGGTGTTTCAGAGCAGTAATATCGCTGCTCATTAACAAACCCATCCAATTTCCAATTTAGCTCTAAACGATTAGTCATCTTTAAACTCTACTGTTAAATCATAAGGTGCTGAGAAGAACTGTGATAACTCAACAGTGTATTCAAACGGCTGTAAGCACTCATAGCCATCTCGCAAAGTTTTCAATGTGATTTTCACAAATTGAGTATCAGCCTGCATTGCGGATACCGACATTGTATAACTCGTTGCACCTGTTACATTTACATTCGATGTTGCTAACTCAATTTGACTTTCATCAAGTTGAGATACAATTAAATGTGTTTGTGTATCTTGCTCAATAACCACACTAGGCGAATACCAATCAATAACATTCAAGTTCAAACGATTTCTGTCTGACCAAGTAATTACTAAATCAGTTTCAATATCAGCAGGGAAATACTCACCATTAATTTTTACATTTGCAGGCGGATATGGTCGGATTGCTCGTGATTCAATTTCAATCTGACGCTTCGGTGATGTTTCTAACGATTCAACCCCGCTCGGTGTTGTTGTGAGCACAGTTGCATTCACGGTTTTCGGTGGCGTATAGCCTCGGGATCATACGCAAATGCATCATCGTAGAAATACAAAACCGTATTTTCTATATGGTTTTGCGGGATGGTGTCGAGCGCACCACGTTCAACTGTCAGTGTTTTTGTTTCAGCGTCGTAAGATTTATAAATCACAATTTCATCACCAAGCATGATTAATGAATCTTGTCTAAACTGAACAGATAAATCTTCATTTTTCACAACAAAACTTTGCTGAGTTCTATTTACAGCATCATCGGTTCGAGCAAATGAAGCATACTCAACATTCGATACAAGCTCATAACCAGCACTTGACTCAGTGTGCAATTGAGCATCAATACTGTTCTGCTGTGGTCTGCCTGCAACCGCAGCAACAAAGCCGACATTTGGATTTTTTGCAAGCTCCAAATCCAGTTCAGATTGTGTTTTTAATTGCGCCAAGTCGTAATATGGGATTTCAAAAGTCTTAAAGACTGAAGATTGTGGCGGCATTGGTTTTGTTTCGGTGGAGTCATCAACTACAATGCTTGTATTCATCTCTCCCGAATATGGTACAACTTCTTCAAAATCAATCATTACCTCATTATTTAAGCCATTACCTAAATCAATTTTCATGATTCGGGCTAAAATAGTGCCTTGCCATTTTTTAGACCAATTGATTTTCACCAAGTCATAACGATTCCACTTTCTAGCTTCACGCCAACCTGTTGTTAATGTGCCTTTCCATGCTGGGGTTGAATATTGTTTCAACTTCCAATTCGACACAATTTCGGCATTTCGCATATTCATGAAGTATGGAAATTCAATAGACTCGGCATTTGTTTTACCCATCGTTAAAATTGAGCCGTTTTCATAAACTGAGAAAGTTGAGTTCTTGATGCGCTCACGATCGTAATATGTGACATTCAATTGATTCACAATGTCATCACTATTCATAACTTCAAGCGACAAATCCTTGATCTTGTTTTCAGCAATAGTGTGAATCTCATCTCCAGCAAACCAGTCATCACGAAACAAAACCATTTCATAAAGTCCAGTCTGACGGTTTACACGAATGCCTGCTTCAATGTGATAACAAAGCTCCTCAATGGCATCAATGCAAGACTTTTCATCAATCGCCCATGAGATACCTAGACCCTCATTCCAAATTCTGTCTGCCGCTTTCATGAAATTCTGATTGTTTACATCAACTTCAGGCTTTGCCATCGCAGTATCATCAGTCAATATCTCACGGATTTTATGAATTGGATTTATATCAAAAGCGGTATTACTACCACTGCCGCCAGGCATTGACCACGGATCAAGAACAAGCCTTGCCCAAATCACACACTTGTGATTTGTATTTGACCCACCTGGAATCTGATCTGTAACACCGAAGCTTAAATCTTTAATAGGGAAATCAGGATCAAAAATAATCCAATATTTTCGACAAGTGATATAAGCGGTCTCAGACCACTGTTCAACCAATACAAATCCACCGCCCTTCCAATCAAAAAATGAAATCCCATCATCGGCCCAAATTTCAATCTCCATCACCAAGCCATCAAAATTTGGAAAAGTGGTTTTTACACGACCTTCTTTTCCATAACCACCGTATTGCGCATAAAAGTTATGGGCATATCCGCTTATCAAGCCTTTCCGTGTGAATTCATGGTATTGATTATCCTGGTTGGATGTGCCATACCATTTATTTTGTGGTGGGTTTGCTTGGACTTGAGCAACAAGACCAAGATAATCGTGAGGAATTAAAGTTGCATCAATCTCGCAAACAACTGCTCCATCTCCGCGCACTTCATACCACTGACCCTGACCATCATTTCTAACGCGCGTACGCTTCACCCAAAGCAACATTTCTTTCATGTAGTTTGAGTTGCCGAAATAAAACGCATCTCTATCACCAACCGATAGTGCATTTATAATGCCGCCAATCAAGCCACCCTCATTTGATTTTTCCTCTCCAGTGCCACGAAACACCAAATAAGACTGATACGGATACGCAGAAACCAAGTCAAAATGCTGTTTGTACGCTAGGTTTTGTTGTGGCTGCGGAAAGCCAAGTTCAATATCAATATTCCCAACCACACCGCCTGCATCTTGACCAAACAGACTAGGCTTGTTCACTGGCAGCATATTAAAAGGGTGCTTTGTAGGGTCATGCACAATCCAGCCGCGATTATCAAAATTAATCGCAATAAACTTCTCAATGCGATTCCCGATAAATGCTGCAAAGCTTGTGTAATAGCGGTATCCAGTGACTTGTGATGTCTTGCCAATCCCTAAAAAACCACCTGATTTTTGTTTAATTGCATCGCTTTTTTTATTCCACAAATCTGTGATATTCGGATGGATGTGTGGGCTGCCTGCGATGTCACAAAAAGACACACCTTCGTCAGCAATTGTGCCGTCAATTTGGCTTGCCTTTGGGCGGTTCTTCTTCTGCATTTTGCGCATTTGAATATAGCTGTAAACACTAAACACAAGAGCAACAACCGCAGCGACAGCCATCCAAACGATTGATTTCGTGGTTTCAACTTGCGAAAAATCATAATTCGCCAAAATAGCTTCTATGTTCATTGCTGACTCACTTAATAATTTGTGTTTCTAATGGGTTTTCAGTCGGCATATTTGGATGCCCGCCATAGCGCAAATGATTATTAAATTTCTCGTGACAGGTTTTGTGTGACTGGTCACAACCAGGTGCGAGTCGCACCACGTCACCGACTTTCAAGCCGATATGCTGACGATAGAGTCGAGCTACCTTATTACTGTTTGCAATAATGAATGTATAGACACCATCTTTTTGCAGTACACCGCGATTGAGCCACCCAGCAGGATATGTTTTTACTTCCATTACTGGATCGCCATCTGTATAGGTTGGATTACCTTGTCCATCTAAAACAGGCTCACCAAATTCATCTAACACAGGGACTTGCTCAAAAACAGGATCACCGTTTTCATCAATAACTTGAGTCGGGTTTACTGTGTAAGCGACATTCAAGCCGTCTATTGCAGTTACAGTCACTTCAAACGACCATTCGTTAAAATCCAATCCACAAAACTTGTCGTAAATGTTATTCATGCACGTACGCTGATATTTTCGAGTCAAAATATTGCGGCGCATAAAGCTTTCAGCAGTTGAGCAGACTAGCGTCATGGTGTTGTCACGATCGCTAAATTTAGGCTGCGTCACTCGCCCTTTAAACAATACAAGCGACTCACCCGCATCTAATTCAATTAGCGTGAAATAAACGGACTCAAGATAAATTTTATTTAAAAAAACTTGAAGTAAAACTCTGATCTTGTTCATTTTTCAATAAATCAGGATGCGGTAAGGTCAATTCGACTTCGCACTTGTCAATGTCTGCGTCCTCAATGCTTCCACGACTCAAGCCGCGCACTGGATAGTAAGTCACATCGTTATGCGTTACTGCTTTCCGTGCGCTTGTGAAATTCCATTGCTTTGTACCGTGTGCAAATTGATAAAGTTCTACACGTGCCATTAGTGTTCAATCTCCACAATTGGAGCAGTGACTTGTGACTTACCACCGCCTAAAAATTGGAATTCAATATGGTCAGCATCGAAGCGATAAAGACCAAGATAATAGATAGATTCAATGTCTTTTCGCTGTGCATTAATTGCAGGCGATACAGTGAGTGAACCGCCTGTTTTTGCAGTAATCGTGTGTGCTGTCCAAGTACCATCTTTGCGTTTCACAGCAATGTGTTTTCTATCTGCTTCAGCGATGTAACTTGTGTCTACATTCAACACGTTGTTGATATTTGCAGTATTCAAAACATTCAAATGCTGTTCATAAAGCGGCATCCAAAATTCACGGAAACGCCCTGCTCTGCGATATAGAAAATGCTTATATGCTTGGTATTCAGGCCAACTACGCAACAATGATCGAAACGGTTTTGTGTATCGTGGCTTTGCGTGATGTGAGTACCACTGAAAGCCACCAACGTCTCCATCAATGATGTTTTGATGTTGGGTCAGCATCATTTCCAATGAATCACCATCTAGTAGTAATGGCTTCCAATAAATGTCTTGGTTTTTATATTGCTCTGGTGCTTCAGCCTCAAATTCAGGTAAATCTTCAGCCAGCACTCGGAAAACCATTGATGTGTTAGACCAAAAGCCGCCTGTGTTAATTGAAGCATCACCTTCAATAATGCAAATACGCATCGGCATAATGACCGCATTGGTTGCTGTGATATTTTCAGCAAGCCTAAAGCCATCTTGGTATTCAGTGATTAATTCCTGAATAATCTCATCCGTTTCAGGGTCGCGCACTTCTTCTTGCACAATGATGTAGCGACCACGTTCGGTAATCTCAACTGCTTGACCACCTTCGCTGCTCTCAATAAAAGCAAAACCGACTCTAAGGTCGGCTATGGTGTCTGTTGCATCGAGAATGATGTAGTCATCATCGACCATATCGGGGATGTTTCTTTTCACTTGTCGCAGTGGAATACCCCACTGTTTACGCAAATTTGTCATAGAGCATATGAAACATATCACCCAATGCTTTACGCATCTGCGCATAGTTAAAACTTAAAACTTGGCGAGGTGCATCACGGAGTGGATAGCGCAATTCAGTGCTATCAAACGATTCATGCACTTCTGTCATCCACTCAAGGCGTTCAGTCGAATCAAGCAGAGGGCAATTTGCTAATACATGCACCTCACCATATTTGGTTTGTATTTTCATTTTGTCCTCAAATTTCGGGTATAAAAAAACCTCCCTTAGGGAGGTTTTAATGCTTAATCGGTTCTAGCAATGCTTAGAAGTAAGTCGCTCAACGCTTTGCTCAAAGGATAGCTTATTACCAGAGATTAACGAATAAAATACAACTAAGAATAAAACAGGCGAACATCCAAATAAGAACAACCCGGCATTAGAAGCGGCATTTCTTACCATGTGTCGTGATGCTTCGACATTGTAGTTCCAGATTTTTCCATTTTGAATCTTTAATGATCTAATACGCGCTGCACCATCCTTATAACTATTCGATGATTGATAGCTAACAATATCCATTACCATTTCAACAAAAGTAATGTGTTTATTGATAGCTGAGCTATCTTTAACAAAATTCTTAGTTTCTGCTAAAAACTCTGTTTCAGAAGCATTCAAGGATGCTGAGTTTTTAATCTCAAAAATATCAATTTCATGTTGTAATATGGCTAAATCAGCATCAAACAATTCATTGTTGGTTTTCACCACTGTGAATTGATAAAAATAATGTATTGTCGCCAATATCAACATTACAACCAATAAGATACTCATCGTAATCCTCCAGTAGAGGTTGTAGAGATTTTTAATTCTTCTTTTAAATTCTCAATAATTGCATTTTGTTTCCCTAATTGCTCTCTATGACGTTTCTTTAGTGCTAATACATACAATGTAACCAACACCAAAGTTAGCAGGAATAAACTATAGCCAGATAACAGGTAAGTTTTAAAGTTGCTAAGAACCTCTAAAGAGAGCAGGCTGAGCGTATCGGGCGGCAATCTAAGCAAAAATACAAGGGCTATGATAAACATACAAAAAAAGGGAAACTGCCCTGTATTAATTGCATGAACACCAATATCTCTAAATGCTCTTGCCCATGAAAAACTAGAGTCGCTAGAGTGGTTTACAGCCTCAACATTACTCATGAAACACCATTTTCATCACAAAAATATGAACGCTTAAAAAATTTTTAATTTTCAAGCCTTCTTATCTTTTGATAAAAGGGCCTATGCGGCAATATTATGCGATAAAGAATATTCGGTCAATACGCCATAGTTAGCCGCATGTCAAGATTTGTGGCGCGATTGTTGCGCCACATGCTGTCGTTTGGTAATGAAAACCCACCGAAGTGGGCTTATGCAAATCCTAACTCTCTGCGATTCTGCTTAAAGAACTTCACAAAGGCTTTCTTACCATCTGGGCTATACAAATAATCACCAAGTTTCTCGCGCTCATCTACAATTACAAAGTTCGGGTTTAGGTTGATGTTTGATGAATTGCCACTACTCGCCTTTGCATTCGCCTGAGCTTGTCTCTCTGCCTGAATAGTGCTGCCATTATTAATGGCATTGAGTGTATTCACACCGACACGTTTGGTTGCTTCGGCATTCAATACATACTCTTGACCATGAACCACACCCGCCACGTCTGATTTCCCATAATTGCCTGTGTAGCCACCAGATTTAAATCCCGACATGTTGGTAGATTTAATGCTTGCTGCTTGAGCAACCTGTAAAGCCGCTGCTGCTGCACCCATAGCAGGTGCGATATATGGACCAATTAAAGGAATAGCTGAAATAGCATTGACTGTATTTGAGTATGTTGCAGGAATATTTATTAACGCTTGAGCGACTGCAAAAGCTTTCTGTGCAGCAAACATTGCGGCATACGCGCTAGAGTTCTCATCAACAAGTGACATAAAGCCACCAAGCATAGATTGCATATAGGACGCTGAATATTTGGTTTGCAGCATCAGTTTATCTTGCTGATATTTTTCCTCGCTAATTAAATCAAGCTCGCGCATTTTGTCCAAAACTTCAAATTGCTTAACCAGCGGGCTTTCTTCAAAACCCATCACGCCACGATAGTCTGAAATAGCCTGATCTCGTACACTCGCCTCATCTTTCGATTGGCTGGCAAAAGACGCATTTAAAAGAGCACTACGCTCTTGCAAATCTTGTATCTTGCTGATTTCCTGGCGCTCTAGCTCATACTTGCGCTTAATTGCCGCCATCTCTGACATTAAGGCTTCTTGCGCTGCAAATATGCGTTGTTCTTTGGCTAGGCGGATGTTTGAAAGTTCTTGCTCAAACTGACTTTTTAGTGATGCTTGCCTGTCTTTTCGTTGCTGCTCAGTTGCGTTTTTATCCGCCTTAATCTCCATTTCTTTAATGTTTGACGTGAAGCGCAATTTTTGTTCTTCTGTCAAACGATGCTCAACAAGATCAAATTCATGCTTCATTTTAATCAGGCGCTCTTCTGCCTCATAGCGATTTTTCGCAACCGCTATAAATTCAGTCATTCCAGCTTTTTCTAAACGTGCAATTTCTTCTTGAAGCTCAATTTTGCGCCGCGCTTCCTCATCCGCATATTCAAATATAATTCGCTGGCGTTCACGCTCTAATTGCTCTGCATCACGATTTCGTTGTTGCCCTGATTTTTTAGCCGCAGCGGTTTTTTTGTTTTCGCCTGCAATGAAGTCACTTAAACCTGACGTTACGCCTGCGCCACCGTTGCGTGGTGCTGTAGGCTGTTTAATATTCAAGCCTTTAATGCTGTTTGCGGTTGAGCCTGTCCAAATTGCACCAATCTGATTTCTAGCGTTTGTCACATTATCGACAGCAGCGTTAAAAGTGGCCTTGATGGTGGACGCTGCGCCCTTAAAGTCACCACTCAAGAACATTTGCATGGCTGCTGCTGCACCGCCAATTGACTCGCCAACCACATTAAATGACGTTGCAACACTGATTGCCACAGTTGATAGAGTCTTAAGACCTTTTGCTAAAATATCTCCAATTTGAGCGAAATAATTACCCTGTTCAGAGTCTTGAAAAAAAGCATCCGCAATATCAACAAGTGCAGGAACGACAGCTGCTAAAATTGTGTTGCTCATGCCTTGAAGTTGCAATTGTAGTAGGTTTGACTGGGTTGTTAGTTCATTCGCCTTAGCAATCGCTTCCTCATCCATGATTGCGCCTGCGCGCTGGGCAGCATCACCCCATGCTTCAATAGCTGCACCGTTGTCCTGAAAAATCGGCAATAGTTTTGTAAAGTCGTTTGCCATGTTTTCAGTTAAAAACGACATCTGCTCTTGTGAAACACCCGCTTCTTCAAGCTTATTTACATACATTTGCATAGCATCACCACCAGATGCTTTTTGCATTTCAAGCGCAAACTTCTTAATTTCCTCGCCTGACATTTTAGAATGCTTTTGCAATAGCTCGAATGCGTCTGTGGCCTCACCTTTACCAGTTAAAACAAATTCGCCAAGCTTCTCGTTAAAGTCTTTAATTTGATCAGATAATTGCTCTTGAGTGATGCCGACTTGTTGAGCAGCTACGGCCATGCGCTGAAATTCAACAACGCCCATATCCGCCACAGTTGCGAAATTTTGGATTTCTTTTGCATTGTTTGCATATGCTAGAGCTAAACCAGTTAAAGCGCCTAGTGAGCCAACAGCAGCACCCGCCAAGCCTGCAATACCTGTAGTCACAGCAGATAATGATGGCATTGAGCCTTTTAAGCCACTTGTGAATTGACCTAATACACCTGAAACACTTTTGATTCCATCTGCGGCTTGCTTGGCTTGGTCGCCCATGCCTTTAATTTTTTTTCCTGTGGCATCTGCTGCCTTTGATGTTGTTTGCCCCTGCTTCTCAACACTTTTAAGCGACTTATCAACCGAATCCAGTTCGGTCTTGGCTTTTCTCGAATCAACTGTGATAACCAAACGGGATTCTTGAGTCATTTTACTTTCCTTTAGGCAATAAAAAACCCCGCCAAAAGCGAGGTTAATTTAATGTTTACATTTAATTTATTTGGCGCAAATCTCATTCCAAATTTTGATAAACTCTTTATTATTCTGGCTACCCTCTAAAAGAATCTCACCATCTTTTTCGGTTACCACAAAACCCTTCATTCCAGTGTAACCACCAAATGAGTTTTTACCATTAACCTCTCCACATGCAACAGCACCATATTTGGTTTTTTGATGCAATTGCTCACCTTGAAATATAACTGAAGATGGGTCTTTGGCGCTGGCTTTAATTTGCTGCTGAGCCATAAATAAAAGCACCCCCGCTTTGTTTTCTTCTTTAGGCTCCGCCTTAACTTCAACCTCTTGCATTTCACCGCCATCAATTAAAGCGCCTAGCGCCCCAATGAGCACAGTAAAACCAATCAAGCCCAAAACAAACCAGGTTACGATGCTTGTCTTTTTTGGTTGCTTTGCTCCACAAGATGGGCAAGCCAAAGCTTTATCACTAACTTGATTGCCACACTCTCTACAAGGCTTTACAGCCATACCTTACCCCCAAATATTTATTATTCAGAATAAGATACTAATTAATCAGGCAAAAAGAAACCCACCGAAGTGGGTTTGTGGTTAGTTGAGAGTGAATGCAATAATCGCCAGAATCAAGAATAGAAAATAAAAACTCCACCTCCACCTGAAGGCACTTTGTTGATATTTTTCACACTCCAGCCTCCATTCTCGAATTTCCTCACGGTCAAGACGCATTATCTCAGACGTAAGCTCAATCTGATCGTTAAGCTCAGTCAAAAGCTCTTCCTTGCTCATTTTTAAAGTATGCTCATCCAATCTTTCCAAAGTCATTGACGCGCCCCTGAGTCATCCACATCCAATTGAGGCAGATAAGGTTGTATTTCACGCTCGATCTGCTCCAGCTCTTCAAGTAGCAAGGGTTTTTCATCCTGCCAAGACCGCATATTTCTAGCAGAATCACTAATTGTTTCTTTCCGTCTTGTGAATTTGAGACTTACAAAATTATGACGTTGCATCATCGACATGCCGCGTTTAATTAAGTTTTCCTGCATCCAGTTAAACGCATTAATGTAATCCTCCTTAAACTTAGCAGCCTCCTTGCCAGTAAATCCCATTGCTAGGAAAACAAAACCATCTTTCGTAATATTGTAGTAGGGTAATTTCCTGCCAGTCGCATCAGTATATTCACTGAGCGCAAAATTGCGCTCAGTAAAACCTTTTGAGCATTCAAGCTTTTTAATTGCTCGAAGTACGTCGCGATGGTTTTTCTTAAAAACCTCCGCAACACGCAAGCTGCTTGTTGTTGGCATGCCATGTCTAGAATCTACTAGTGAATCAAAATTAACAACTCCATTCATGCTGCTAACTCCTCTGCAAAAAGTGATGCCAGTTGTGGTGAAAACTCCTTAAAGAATTCAAACTCCTCTAAACATTCATCTTGCGAGTCGTTTGCAATTCCAGACGCTAAACGCGCTAAGGTTTCGGCTGTTGAATGTTTGCTAGACTTTTCAGCAATTACACCCGCCAAGGCTTGCAACTCAGCAAATCTAAATTTTGCAGTACGAATTGATTCAAGTAAGCGCAATAATTGGTGCTCACTGATCTGAACTTGCTTACCTTTGGAAAAATGGGTTATATTAGACATAAGAATTCTCTCTTATTTGATGTAGTTGAGACATTCAAAACCTTGTTTAATCTTGGCGGATGGCAAGGTTTTTTTGTGCCTGTGTTTTTCATGCTTTCGCACTCTCTTTGCTTAAAAATTCTTTTATCGCCTGATTAATCAGGTAATTAAGAGAACGATCTTCCTTTTCACCTTTTGCCTTCAGCTTTTCATGGTCTTCATTGTCTAAAAACCGCATTTTATACTGTTGGCCTCTTTGTTTTTCCACTTTTTTCTCCTTCAACCTAGTAGGTTCAATAAATATAAAACCTACTAGGTTTATTGTCAACACCTTGTAGGTGCATTATTATAAATTTATTCAAATAGGTGTTATTTAGAAATGTCGACTAAGATTGATCTCAAGGTTAAAGATAAAGATTACTATCACCAAACAGACCCGCAATATAAGTTGCGCTGGCCTGAAGAGCTGCGTCAAAAAGTCGCCCAATCAGCCAAGGAGCACAACCGCTCCATGAATGCGGATATTGTTGCCCGCCTAGAAGAATCTTTTGAAAGAAAGAATTACGATCGGGATCTTTTTGAAAAAAACATGCATATGTTTCTTGCGGTTTACTGTGCTGGCTTGGAAAGCAATTACGATGAGGCGATAGCTCAGCTCGAAGAAGCTATTACAAAAACAGATGACCCTGAGGCTATTCAGTATTTAAATCATAGACTCAATATAAATAAGATAATGAAAACAGAAATGAATAGATTAAAGAAAAGCAATTCAGATACACACAAGTCCTTGCAATCTCAAGATACCTCTGACCTCAAAAAAGCACCCTAAGGTGCTTTTCTTTTACTTAACTGCTTGTGTACCTTATCTAGATACTTATTATCTAGTGCAAATATGCATTCGGTGAAAATATGCAACTCACACGGCACATCAAACAACTCTAAGTAGGCATTAATCTCCGTTGCACCCAAAGCTAACGGGACGCCTTGCTCATACTTTCTAGCGCGTGCAATCGTATTATAGGCTTTCAATAATGCGCTTGCTATATAGCTATATTCGGGCGGCTTAGGAATCTCTATTCCCATCGCTTCGCGCTGTTTTATTTGGTGTTCGGTGAGTCCTGCGTATTGCTCTGAGTATTCGTAGAGCTTCTTAGCTTTCCCAAGATAAGTTGTCGATTTATTTCATACTCAGTTGAGATTTCCAAAGCCTTGCTTGAAACAAATGTCATAAGCTCAGCGCCTTGAATACCACCCTTCAGGAATATTTCAGCAGCAACTTCAACTGAGAAAGGAACATCCTCTTTTAGTTCTTGCTCCCCATTTTCATTGATATTTAAAATATCAAAACCCTGCCAATCTTCAATCAAATATGCTTCCGCTTTGTATTGAAAATGGTGGAAAGGCTTTTTATTTTCATCATCTGCTTGAGCGCGATATAAAACCCCTGCTTCTTCATTCTTGGCTAAATACAACTCATTGCTGGCGCTCTTAATTTTAAGACGCTGCTGCTTTTCCCCATCCTTCTTGTAATCAAACCATTTAGCGGTGTTTGTACTTGTCCCAATACCAAATGCCATTTCTTATATCCCAAAATAAATACCGCCCGAAGGCGGCTAGATTTAAACAAGTGTACGTGTGATGGTTGGTGATACCTTAATGTGAGCAAAGTTCACATCAAGCATGATGTCATCTTCGCCACCACCATCAGGATGATTAGCTTCTGCAACTTCAAGTTGAGGGAAATTAAAGTCATACTTATTGCCCGCCGAGTCCTCAATAGCAAACTCAAGCGGAATTGTTGCGCGTGTTTTCACAAGTGGGATATAGGCTTTAGATTGGCTTGTAAATATAAACTGAGTGTTCAGCGTAATATCCACCATACCCTCATTGTATCCTTGCGCTGAGGTTTTACCTGAGCCTAAGCAACGATATGGATTCATGTTATTGTTAATCGCAAGTTCAAGCGATTGAACACATGCAGTCCCTACTGTTGTTGCTCCATCTACCAGCATTTTGTTGACGTTTAATGCAGACACTAGGACCGCATCATCCGCAGGTGCAATGCTTGTTGCTGGATTAACTGTGACTGATTCAAAGCCTGTACCAACTAAGCCAAAGGTTGCTGTAATTTTCCCAGTTGTTGCAAGACTAAAACTCAACTCAGCAATGCGCACCCCTGTATATACGTGGTATGTGCCAATGTCTGAGAAATGTTTTACAAAGGTGAAGGTTTTTTTGGCTTCACCGCCAAACTGTAATGTGTGTTTTGTTGGGTCGACTGAATCCTCCACCCAATCATTCATTGCTACGGCTGAAATAAATTGATCAAACGTACCAATTGAAAGCTCAACCTCAAGCGAGCCTGTAATTTCCGATTCATCTACGGTTGAGCCTTGACGAAATCGAGAATCTAAAACACTACTTGATGTGGATGTGGTGACATTCTCAGTCAAGCCATCAGTGACACGACGAACGGTAAACCATCCGCTTGTTGGCACTGTGCCGACCACCGTTTCAGGTGCGGCATATAATTTGATAGCACTGCCTTTAGACACAGCTTTCTCCTATTCTAGGCAATAAAAAACCACCTTTCGGTGGCATTGGTTTTGGTTGGATTTAAGCTAGTTCACTCGGAACTCAGCTCGAATAATTTTTGCGTAAAAGTCTTGGTCATCCATGCTTTGCGGTGCATGAACTTTGTAGACTTCAAGATGAGAAGCACTAAAGGATTGCAGAAATGAACGCCATGCGTCGCACAATGCCGTCATGGTAAGTGTTCCGCTGTTCTTTGGCGTGAAGCACTGGATTGAAATAATGCCGTAATCTCGGATACACGGACTATTGCCAATTGATGCCACCTGACTGTCTGCGTACTGTATAAAAACTTTACACCACGCTTTATTCGTTGGCGCTTTGAAGTGCTGACCACTAGCTAGTGGCTGGCTTTCAATGCGGAGATTGGCTTTCTCTACACCAGTGAATTGACCGATCTTTTTATAAATTTCAGTTTCAGCCTGAGTAAGTGTCATCATTTGTATTTACTCGCTACTGATTGATAGGATAATGCGTAGACACCATTGGGCGCTTGTTGACTCCACCCATTTTCTAAACGTGTGCCGTATGGACTCAATGTTTGGATATACACGAGACCGCCTATTTTTGCTGTAGATGCAACTTTCAAGCCTTTTGCTAGTGTTGCACCACCTGATAGATCAAAGCCTTTCTCATACGTGTTTTGTGGTGAATCAAGCGTTACTTTATGCGATGCCCGAAATTCACCATCCATGACAGGTGAGCGCACAATAACTTGCTGCAATGTTTCGCCTACAATCTTTTTGAGATGGCTATCTGCGTTCTTCATCACCTCAAGCGCAAAATTGGTTGGTTTGTTTGTCCATCCCATCAATCTCACTCTCCTGAAACATTACAAAAAGGTCCTGAGCAATACGCTGTATTGAATAGGCTTCAAATTCAGTGCTAGGCTTCTTCTCGCCCATCAGCTTTTTAATCCGCTGCCAAATATGCACAGCCTCATGCAATAAGAGCCCATGAACTTCAATCAATGTTCTTTCGCTACAATCACCAAGCTGAACAATACAATGCTTGCCACCATCGTAATAATCAACCTGAGCGCCTGCGCCCAAGTGCATAAATTCCTGTGTGTCGTTCACATCATCAAACAACAAATCAAATTGATCTTGATTGCGGACTAGAGTGTATTTCGAGTGTTCAAAAGGTGAGATATGCCATTCAGGTACATAGTTGTTGTTGATCATGCGCCCACCTTTCTCAGTTGAAGCGTATAGGTCGCTGCGACTGGGTCTGCACCAATATTCACGACTTTAAAATCACCTTTACTGGTTGCCCAAACATCATCAATCTGTGGCACCGCAGTCACTTCATTTTGCAGAACAATCGCTTTTGCATCTTCAGCTTGATAATCAGCGGGCTTTACCAAGTCTTTTTGATATGAGCCAAACAAGACACCACGCCCTGAATATGATTCACTTCCTGTAACTGGATAAGTCTGCGTCTCAAAATCAAATACGCCTGAATAAATTGGCTTTTGACAAGTGAATGAATCAACAGCATCGGTTAAGTCATCACTGAATGCTGCTGCAAGTTCAGCCTGTAATTCATCTCTCATATTCGATCCAGCCATTGCGCGCCTTGAGTCTTAGTGAATGGTGCAATTAATTCACCAATAAATTGCTCATACACATTCAAATCTTCCGAGCCATCAGCAAAGGTTTTTGAAACACTGGTGCCTGATTGCGCTGAAATAGTCTTGCTTGTTACGGTGGCTTTTTTACCTTGATATAACTGCCCAGCAATAATGCCTTTAATTACTTCGTAACAGGCGAGTTTTAAGGCTTGCGGTACATCTGCACCATCTTTGTATTCTTTGACGTTACGAGCGCGTAAATACGCTTCTGATTGAGCCAATAAACGAGCTTTATCACTAGCTGTCTGACTAGCAAACTCGGTTACATTGTCTAAGGCTTCTTGTTCTGTGATATAGCTCATATTGTTTACTCAGGTTTTGGCTCAGATTTGGGTTTGGTTGTCTTTGGTTTTGGCTCAGGCTGTTTTTCAGCTTCCTGTTTGGCTTTCGCTTCACGTTCAGCCTGTTCACGACGCATACGGTTAAATGCTGCTAATCCCATGTCTTACTCCAATAAAAAAGGGCATGGCGAATTGCCACACCCTTAATTTAGTTAAGCGATTTTATGCTTGAAAGCAACCATACGGATTTGCTTGTTTTCATAAACACGCGACCAGTTGGTGCTAGTTGCAAGCCCTGCATTATTTGGTGCAATACCCGCAGTACCTACCCATTTCACACCACGCGCATGAAGCACAAAGTGTTGGCGGTTAATCAGAATATCTGAACCTGCCAAGCTATCACGATCCGTTTCAACACCCACTGGAGCGCCCACGTTTTGATAACCTACTGCGCCCTCACCAAACAGGTAAGTGGTGTAAACACCTGTTTCAACTGGCAGACCATCATCAACAATGACGCGCTTTGACATGTAAGTTTTATACAACTCAACACCATCAGCATCGCGTACAGTTTCGATCAAGCCATCTTTGGCAAGCTTCGCCATTACAGCCGAGTGCATCGCAACCGCAGTTAGCTTATCTGTAGCATCGCCAAGCTTGTAAGAGGCATCAATGAATGACGCACCATCAATCACGGCTGCTGCACCTGTGCCGCCTGAAATATCCAGTACATTGCCAGTCATGTTTGTTGCAGCGAAAACGCCTTTTAATGAGCTAAGCAAGATACCTTGCATTTGACGCGCCCAGTAATCAGCAACCAAGTCGCCAATTGCGCCCATCGGATCATCACCTGATAATGCTTTTGCAAGGTCATTCGCGCCCCATGCTTTACCACGAGCGTGAAGAATTGCAACGTCTTTTGATGCTGTGATGTTGTTCACAGACAATGATGTACTGTCAGATAGAACCTCTGATTCACCCGTCAAATCGTTCCAGAAAGGTAGATTTACGGTTGTACCGCCTGCTGTACCGAATGCGATAGGTTGGTCTAACCCAGCAACGATACCCGACTGCCATAAAGCAGACTTCTCTGCGGTTTTATTTAAAACGTACTGATTAAATAACTCAGGTACGATTACGTTACTAATTTTAGTTTCAGCCATTGAGCTTCATCCTTTTAATTTAATTTAATGCCGTGTTCCGCAGCGATCTGCTTAGCAAGCTGTGGATTTTCATTTCGCAATTGACCGAGCTTGGTCAGGTTGACCGAGCCATCAGCTTTTAGAATGTCGACCTTGCCGCCACCTTTTGACCCTTGAGCGCCTGAACCTTGCGGAGTTCCCCATAACAACGGCTTAGATTCTCGAAGTGTTGCAAGCCAATCGGTAATTGAAAGCGGTGTTTTACCATCCTTACCATTGATTACTTCACCATGAGCATTTATCGCCACTGGGTCGCCATTTGCATCTAGCTTAAATTGGCTTTGAGCCAACATATTCACTAAATCAATCGCTTCAGGTTGCACCCCTGCTTGAGCTGCTGCCACCGCAATAAAGCCGTTTAAAACCTTGCTTTCCAGTGTTTGAGCACGTGAAGTTGCTTCACTTAATTTCTGCTCGTAGTCTTGGCGCATTAAATCGGTTTTCTGTGCAAGAACTTCGTCAAATTTGCCCTCAGCAAGTTTTCGAGTAAGTTCATCTTGTTTGGCTTTTTCAGCAAGCGAAAGCATCGCATCTACATCCATGCCATCGAACTTGGCTTTAAAGTCTTTTAAATCCTTGAGATTGCCTAGCAACTCAGAGTTTTTATTCTTTAGACCTTTGACCTGTTCTTCGATATAGGCTTGGATTTTTGGGTTGTTTAGATCAATTTCTTGATCTTGGTTTTGGTTGTCGTCAGACATTTTGAAACTCCTAGAGTTACCGCCTAGCGGATTTTTGACATAAAAAAAAGACCCTTTCGGGTCTAGGTTTGGATTTGGTTGTTTAGGTGCTCACACCCTTTTTAAACTCAGACATGATGTGGTCAATGAGCTTATCAAATTCATCCTTCGACTCGAATTCAAAGTCATAGCAATCCACCATTTCCAGATAATCAATCAGATCACTTTTTAGGGCTTCATTTGACTTGGCGTGTTGTGCCTGATACTCAAGAAATCGAATCCCTTTATTAATTGTTTCTGCTCTTTCCATTTGTCCAAGCCTTTAAAATTAAGTCATAAATGATTTGTTGTTCGGGTGTCGTCATACTGCCACCTACAGAAAGCAGAGGACTTGTTGAATCTGGTTTTCTTTTCGATATTTCCAGTCGGTCTTTGTGTGGCATGAATCGCAAAGCGTTTCTAGGTTACTGGGTTTGTTTGCCAACTCATTCTTTCCACCAAACTGATGAAATGGTTTGATATGGTTTACTGATAAGTCTCGACCATATTTTTCATAATGTTCATCGCGGCTAATTCCACAAGCTACACACTTAAATCCATCTCTTTCAATAATACGCTGCCGTATCATCTGCCAGTTTGAACCACGAAAGCGACCTGCCCGCATATAAGAAGTTCCACCTTGCCAATTAGGATGACTTACACCCTGAAACGCTTGGCTTATTTTCTCTTTGCGGTTTTTATCAGACTTGATATTTTCAATGTAGCATTCTTCAGAGCATGTTTTTCTTGCATTGTCCGCCACAAGTCGACCTGCCGACGTGTTCCATTTAAGCGAACTAAACCAGACTCCACACGCTATGCAATGTCTGTCTTTTGACTTCTTATATTCATCTTTGCAGGCTTTACCACAATATTTTGGGTTGGGGTTATTTGTGTTTTCATTTGTTAGAACCACACCACAGTTTAAACATTCGCCTTTTGGCCTGATTTTAATTGCCGCCCTGAAAGCATCATAGCAATCACGGTTGCAAAAGATATTCTCCGAGGTGCCACCCTTTCGAGTTGTGCTTTTGGATTTGCCTGCAACCTCAGAGTCGCAGTGAGAACACTTGTATTTTCGCTTTGTGCCCTTTGATCCAATATAATCACCACGCTTTTGAGCAGCGCGATAGCAAGCCATTCCGCAGTATTTATTTGATTTGTAAGAAGCTGCTTTAAATTGAGCTTTGCAAACAATACAGGTACAATTCGCCTTAGTCATGACGATATCTCCAGCTAGATATGTTGTGATCAGAAACCCCATAAGATTGCCGTCTTTTGGGGTTTTGTTTTGTCTAATAATTATACCATAAACCTATATCAAACCTAAGTTTTTAAAGGTTTTTTTATCCATTAGCTCAAGTTCTTTTAAGGTATATTCCCTGCCGATTGGGTCTACAAATCGATCCAGAGAATAACCACCATCAGCATATAGTTTGTACTTGGATTTACCCAGCCATTCGCGCTTGAACTCTTCATCTTGCTGAGCGAACCATGACTTAAAAGTGGTATTAGCATCAACCTGACCAATAATTCCTTCGCGCTGATCTTTGGGAATATCACGCACCTTCCGACTATCCGCAACAAATGGTCTTTTGCCTGATAACTTTCCATCTGCATCAACTCCCACAAGAACGCTGCGGCAGTTATAGTGCAAAGGTGGTCGCGGATGTGCTGAGTCAATTGGATAAACATCGTCTGAATGCGACATGCAGATTTTGGATGTTCTCCCATCAAGTGTGCTGACGAATTTCACATGGGTGAATCCAAGTGCCTTCCAGGTATCGCCATAAGTAACATTCGCCACATGGCTTCGTGCAGTCCTGACAGTTCGCTCAATCTCAACCTTGGTCGCATCCCAGATACCACCCACATAAGCGTACTGATTGCCTACCTTGGTTCGCTTGCCACGAATGCGGGTAATGATTTCCTGATTCGTCTGACCCTGATTGATACCATCACGAATTGCATATTCAACCTGCTTTCGAGCCTTATCTAACACAAAGCCAAACATTTCATTAATAAGCTGACCGCCTGCCAACGGAGTAGACTTTGCTTTTTTATAAAGCTGCTCACCGCTAACCGAAGCTACTGCACCTGTCATTAATTGACTAACATAAGATGCTTCATACACCGCCATGCTGACCGCTGACTGGTGAAAGGTTTCTGGCAAATCGACTGAAATCTCTTTAAATCGGTCATTCAGTAGGCTTCGGATTTCTTTCAGTTGATCAGTTGTGTATTGACCGCTCGCCAGTGCGATTCTTTCAGCATCAGACAGATTCTCAAGCAGTTCCCTTAGCTCTGACACCATCTTATTAGACAAGCCATAGAATCGGCTTAAAACTTCATTTACAGCTTGGGTTGATGCTCGATAGCTATAAGCTGAATGTTGGCTCAAGGCATTAAGTATTGCTTTCTGTGCTATTTGGTCGTTCATAGTTCATACCTGGTAAAGCACTGGCCGTTTCAGCTTCAATCAAATCTTGCTCTGTTTCAAAATCACGCTCAGGAATCTTACCTGTTTGTAGGTATGACCAAACCGTGTCAGAACTCAACTTGCCTGCAAGCATTAAGTTAGACAATTGAGCCAATATCTGCGGGTCAATGTCTTGAGCAAACTCAAGCGGCACTGTAAATCTGATTTCCGATTCATCAAGACCAAGCCATAATGCAGCGTATTTACATGCTTGTTCAATCGCTTCTGCTGCTGCTTTGACAACAGTATGAAGTGACGCATGTTGATCGTTTTGACGAGCCTTACGCGCTTCACCCGACTCATTTGAGCCAGCATCAAGAACCTTTGCGCCCGCTTCGACTGCTGCGTTCTTTTGAGAATCCATTTCAGCTTTGGTTTTTTCAATACCATTACCTTGAATTTCCATGAATCCACATGATGCGCCTTGAGGTAGCACCCAAAGCATCATCGGTCCTGAAACCTTTAGATCAACATTATCAGCGCCAATCGTGTAAGGCTGTGGGTGTGCGGTCAAATAAAGACTTTGGTAATAATCAGCACTCAATTGATAATACTTAACAGCACACTTCGCCATTGAGTACAAAGGAATGTCGTCAATTTCAGGCGAGTTATCTAAAGAGCCACCAAAAACAAAAGGGATAAAGTTAAGCCGCTTTGCGCCCATTTTAGGCTCAAAACTCTCTACCTCTTTTCCACTCTCGGTAAGTAATCGTACTTCGTACTGGTTATCTACCAATTCAAGCTCACGATAAAACACTTCTGACTCGTGACCATACTTGCTTTGATCTGCTTTTAAATGGCTCTCTTGCAGAACAATAAGCTTTGCATCGCGCCGACCACCAACATCACCAAACTTCCAATTGATAATGCTTAAACTGTCGTACATTGAGATATACGGCTGCCCTTTGTCGTCAAAATCAACAAGCAAGCCATAGCGACCTTTGCTAAGCGCCTCAACACAGCAACGGATAAATAACTGATCAAGACCAAAACCATCATCAGTTGCTTGAGTTTTAAGAATCTCTAGCTGCTTATGCACAAGATTAACTTCAGGCTTCAATCTTGTTAGTAAGCCGTTCATTGTGCGCACAGAGTCAGACACCCATAGCGGGTATTGAGCGCGGTTCTTGTATCCACGATAGACATTTTGCTCAGGGTCTAAGCCTTCTCTATCAAGCGCCAACATACCAGGCGTTTTTGATAAATATACTGTGCCCTTTTTAATAACTTCATCGTTGAGTGCATCTTTCATCATCACCCATTTAGGGTAGTGCTTTGCATACTCTGGGTGTTGTGTATTTACACTCATATAAAACCTATTCGTTGTTGTTGCGCAATTCTCTTAATAATCGGGAATCGCTTAACTAAAGGATACGTACCTGCATCACTCACGTGGTCATGACCTGATTTTTTATCAGGCATGCCAAAATCATCGTAAACCTGCTGTTCTAATGCTTCGGTAAATCGAGGGCACTTGTTTGTATTTACAAGCAATGCACGCTCCCCATCGCCATTCAAGATCAAGGCATTTGTTGCATTAACTCGATCTTTGATTGCAGGGTTGGTTGTATTCACCTCAACCCTAAGCCCATGCTCACGTAAAATTTGATGATCTGATTCACTGCTATTTTTGATGACTTTGCCTGCCCAGCAGCATCAGGAATGACCACAACTTCATGCCCTGCAAATCTTTCATTAATCAATCTAGCCATAGTTGGCGTATCACGAACATTCACCAACTCATCCAATGCTCTAGGCTTTCCATCACGAATTACATAAACCACAGCAGCCATTTTCAGCACGTTAAAGTCCATGCCAATAATTAATGGCTCAAGCGGCTCTATTTCTTCATCTGTATGATTGAGCTTTCTATCAAAATCAGGATATACAGCACCACTGGTTAGATTGACAAACTGACCGCGCAAATAAGCTGAAATTAACTGCGGCGGATACGACTCAAACAATGATGAAATATAGTCATCGGGCAAGTTAGCTTCATTGTCATAAGTTGAAGCTTGAATCATTCCGTATAAGACACGCTTTGCAGGTGTTGAGTTTGCTTCTTTTACAAACTGCTCATAAGTAAACTTAAAGCCCTCTGGTGTTGTTGCAACATCAATACCATTCAACAAACCAGCTTGTTTAAAACGCATACGAGCAATGATTTTTCGCCAAGCCTGCTGTGCCTTAACAGTCGGCATAACATCCAACTCATCAATCAGCGCATGACCAATCTTAAAACCAACAATCGTTTGAGGTTTTTCCATGGATCGGCAAATAATCGTGCTTCGATACTGGCGGCCATAGTAAATATCGACCTCTTTGTTTGATTCGTAAATCTTGGTTTTTAAACCCCAATCAAACGCAACTTCATCAATAGTTGGAAAGAAAATGTCTCTAATTTGCGGGTAAGTTGGTGCGAAATAACCGAGCGGAACTTTTGGAAATTCCCAAGATTTATCGCATAAGCTCGAACACCCTACCCAAGTTTTTCCACTACCAAATCCCGCGACAAATGCCCTAAACTTATTCTTCAGTTGTAGAAAGTTCGCCTGAGGAACATTCAGTGTCGGATTGATGTTCGGCATCTTTCTTACTCGCATCTACAACTTGAATTGTGACCTTCACTGGAGTCGGGTCATCGCCTATTCCATCTTCATCGCCTTTTAATTTTTCAATCTCAAGCTTTAACTTTTGGTTTGTTAGTACCTGTGTTTCAAGCTCATTTCTTTGCTTGGTCAACATAGATATGCGACCAATCAAGCGATCAATTAAAGCGTCATAATCTTTGCGCTTATACACAATCCTATCACCACCACTCTGATCTTGAGGGTTTGCATCCCCAAGCGTCATCGAGTCGATAGCAACCTTGTCTTGGTCTTTAATTGCGTCATCTTGTGCTTGCTTGGCTTTTAATGCTCTAGTCAATTGCACCTTGCAAAGCTTTAGTTCTGAGTCAACAGAATGCAATTCAGATTGCTGACTAAACTCTATTTCTTCTTCAGTCATAAACTGAGAATAAATATTGTGCTTTGCGCTGTTTTTATTACCTATTGGCGCTCCCGCATTCTTGGTTAATCCACCATGCAGGCGGCACTTTGTTTTACCTTTGATTGGCGGTTTTTGACACGCTTCGCCATTGCGTTTTTTTGCACCGCAAATAGCCATATAAACGCCTCATAAACTCTCTTTCATAGGGTTTGTTTCGCAAATGCCTGCTATTGTTCTCTCAAATACTTCAAATCATCAGGACAAGTCAACTTCACACCATCTTTCAAGCACCACACTTCAATATCATTTAAATATTCAGCCATCTGTTTTGTTGTGGCTTCTGTAATGCTCATTCGATTCGACACAAACTGTCTTAGTGGCTCATAGCCTGAGCTGCCCGACTTTTTCAAGTCACGCATGACTTTAAATGTTTCTGGATACTCGCCAACATTGTCACGGTTATAAATAATCGAAAGGTATTTGTATTTAAAAAATGCAGACGCTTCTTCTTTGTCTAGTCCACGCTGTTTGCCGTACTCAGTCATCCAAAGCCAATACAATCTTCTTTGTGCGCTAGATAATGTTTCCTGCTTTTGATCTATACGAACAACCAACGGCTTTCCATCTTCACACGCTGCCGCATGATGCCTGTGCATATACGCAATGGCACGACCTACTTCTTCAAATGACTTGATAACAAAACATGCAGGTTCGAGTTTGACTTTCGCATTCATCAAAACACCTCACCACCTTTTCGCATCATCAACTCAGTCTTAACCAACCACTTCTCAAACATGGCTTCACTTTCCGCCCGACTGCCTAATTCAAACCGATCAAACGCAGCATGGCAGACTGCACATAAGGGAATGGTGAACTGGTCAGAACTTTTGATCGATCTACCCTTACCATGCTTCGCTGAATTACTGTGTGCCGCTTGGCTTGGTACCTGACCACACCTTGCACACGGAAGCTTACGAATCTCAGCGAGTCTTTTGGGATTGCGCATTAAGTTGCTTCTCTATGTTGTAAATCTGCCTGCCAATCTCTCTCAACTCAGCAGCGCAATTCTGTTTAAATGCGTGGCTTGAAAAAAGATGGTTGTAGTTCAATAAGCGGATTTGGTTTGCTTTAAGTATTTCTAAGTTTTTAGATGCTTCTACACGATCAACCATGACCACCACCAATAAAAGAAAAACCCCGCCAATAATGCATATTGAGCAGGGTCTTATGTGCCGTAATCCGTTCGGCAAATGCCACTGGAGTGGCGAGGGTTACTTTGTTTTGCCACACTTTCTACATTCAACTTGAATGAAAATATCCGACTCATAGTCGTAATCGTGAACACAGAACAATCGTTTTAAGAATTGGAGCATGTTTTCTCCACGCATAAAAAAACCCACATTTGGGGAAATGCGGGTATAAAACTAAGAACTACAGAACGTTCTAAATAAAGTGTATGACACTGTTTAACCAGAATATATACCGTTCATCGGAATGGCGGCATTCAATTTAAACCACTACGAATAAAAGAAAGCCGCCAAAACGCAAAAAGCCCACATTTCTGTGAGCTTTACGGTAATTATCAGTCTTTCCTGATCGTCATTTGCTAATCACAAGTTGGGCAATGCGTATAACTTCGTCCAACTTATCATGAATCCTATACCGCGCGTTTAAACGAGTCAATACCAAAAACATCAAATATATTAAACATTTCTCTGATTGGCTCAATATTACTAAAACACTCGGTTTGACCTGTAAAAGATTTCTTTGGCTTGTATTTGTATTTTTTTAACAACCTTAATAACAAGGTTTCAAACTTATAAAGTTTCTTTCTATCCCCGTTTTGAAGGCTCAGCACCTCGTACTCATAAGGCATTAAAGCTGGGAAAATAAATCTCTGCTCTATAGATTTGGTTGTTATGCCAATTTTGTAAAATTCTTCCTGACTATCAAAGCATCTTATGATGTAAATCATTGCACCATGATCCATTAGGCTTTCTGTATTGCAAGATACACAACCTCTACCAGCTAATAGTTTTTTAGCCTTTGTATTTATCCACCCATGCCTAGGGCAGCGAATCCTTACTAGCGAATCTACACCCCTATCGAACCTAACCTGAGAAAAATCATAATTAAAATCCTCATAGGTTAGCTCTAAAAGCTTCATAAAATTTTGGTGACGACGTTGCATAGCTGAAGCTACGCAAGTATTATTGCGCTCAGTCATATTGTTACTCGTTCTAACAGTGTGATTAGAGCTGAAATAAGTATGTCCAGTACCTTTTCAGCTCGCCTTATTATATCATAAATAACTAATTTATATTAGATTTTCAGTCTTTTATCGTGACCAGCAAGATAGAATTTTCCCGCATAAGTCATGTTGTTAATCGAGCTTCTTGATAAGCAAAACTCTCTCTCCATTTGACTGAGCGACAACCCTCGCACATTCTTCTCAATAAACAGCTTCACTGCCACCTTTGCTGACTGACAAATTCGATTTGAGAATTGAATATCAATAATCAACTTTCGTATTTCTTCAGCTTCATCATCCGAAATGCTGCACACAATTTGGTTTTTGCGACTACCGTAGTCTTTGTTGTTCTCGCAGATCAGCCAGTAAATCTGATTGATGCCTAAATTATCAGGCATATTTCCCGACTTCATTCTGCAAGTTTGGATGTATGCACCATACTGTTTCAACCATTCTTCAATTGTGTGTTTTGACCAATCCATTACGTGTGTTTTTAGCACTGCATTCATCCCTATTTCCCTCAACTGCTCAAACATAAATACTTCTTAATTTCATTTATTGCTTCGTCTGCACCAAAGCAAACTTTGCACAAATAACCCTGTTCTTCTAAACGCTGCATCATTAATCGCTGGCTTGGTTGCAACTTCCCCTTCTTTGATTTGAGTTCAATCCATAAGCCATGAATCAAACCGTTTGGGACTAACAATTGAAGATCAGGCACGCCAGCTTTCACACCCATCTTTTTAAACTTTGCTGCTTCAATGATGTTTCTTGACCCACCATTTGGGATATGAATCAAGTAATCACTTAATCGACCACTCCCAAACTTCACATGATGCGCCCACGACATAAGCATGATTTGCTCTTGATCTTCCGTTAGCACCTTTGGAGCACGCTTAGAACGTGCCACAGGTTTTGATCTGCTTCTTTGAGCATCTTTAAATGTGGTCATTGGTCCCCCTTGAGCGCTTGCTCTTTCTCTAAAGCCTTGCGTGCAATGTCTTTGGAATATGTATGGTCTTCTGACATCTTCACCGCCCAATAGCCATTTAACTCGCACCCATTCAGATCAGCTTCTTTTTGCATATGAGGGATGGGGTAAGCGATTTGATCCAAGGCAAGCGATAAAGCATCTATTCTTAATTGCTGTTCATTGATTATTTCTTGAAGGTGCTGCCAGACCTGATCAGCAACAGTCATTGTCATGTTTGGATAAAAACCAATATCTTCATTAAATCTGTTCCAATTTGGTCCGAGATGATTAGCCATCATCTCTTCGCCAGTTGTTTCAATTAGCCAGTTTTCAAGTTCAAGGTTTCTTCTCATCACTTCCACGCTCCGCACTTATGAGCACAAATCATGGCCCCACCATCCAAACCATCAACCCAGTGGTGGTGACACGGCTTTTTCTCAGCTTCCATAATCGCTTTAGGTGTCTCCATCACTTCACACGCTCTTTCTGCCAATGTTGAATATCCAGCTATATCGTGCCAGTTCTCTATGTAGTTCGGGTCGCCATTCACGGCTCTAGCAATCTTGTTGCAAATCATAAAAAGACTGGTTTTCTGCTCTGCGTTTAAATGCTCGTAGTTTGCGCCACATTCAACGATAACCATTAACTGCTGAGTTGTACCCGCCACATCGGAATAATTGCCATATCGAGCGCCACGTTCGTTTAACGTGTTATTAATCTCACTCATAAATCCCCCTGCACAATCGTCATCGGCGATATGTGATTGCGAATATCACTTACATAGTCGGTGCGGTCGTGGTCTGCTAGAGCGGCGCGGAGGTCAGAGATTAAAAAGCTCTGCTGACCAGTCATATTCGGAAAGCTCAACATTGAAATGTGGTACTCATTTCTTGTAATCCAGAACACAGCCCACTCAGGCGCCTCATCCACAATTTTCCGCATCTGTTCGATTGTTAAATTCATGCCTTCAACTCCCTTTCAACATTCATGATGTCTTTGGCGTACTGCGTTGCCTTGTAGTGACTACCTGAAACACGCTCCAAATATCGCCATTCAACAAAATTTTGCAGTTGGCTATAAACGGTTGCCCTGTGTGCATCAATAACGGCTTCTTGAATATCTTTCACAGTGAACAACTGAGTTGCATAGCATGCGAAAAGCAAAATATTTAACTGATCTTCAAATGTGAGCTTCCTTGTTTTATCAAACGCGCTTTCAACTTGTGTAATAACTCCGCCATTCTTTAAGAAATCTTCAACTGTTTTGCTCACACTGCACCCCACTTAACCAACGCAGCACCAATCGCCATAAATACAAACATCAAAACTTTGTTTAGGTCTTTCATGCGACCACCTCGCCACTAAAGTGGTCAATCACAGCCTGAATTGCTGCTTTTTGACGGTCATAAACTCGATTGCGCTTCTTAAAATTCCCATCGTAAAACCAATCGTCGTTAAACATTTTCGCCATGGTTTCGCATTCGCTTGAGCCAAGCATGTTTGATAGTTCGCCAATGTCTCGAAATTCTCGATCCTTGAGCTCCTCATAAAGCTCTCTTAATTCATCTTTGCTTACCCATCCACTTGCGCGTGCATCCTTAACTCGATACAAAATCTCGTTATCAAGAAGGCTTTGGAATAACTCATCACCACTCTCGACATCAATCCAGTTTTGGGTTTGGAACAGTTTGTTAATCAGGTAGTCATACCCAACCTTGCCAATGAATTGCTCAAAAGTTTCAGTGCCACAATGCGAGAAGAAATGTGAGCCAATATGGTCATCGCCAATATTTACAGTGATACGTCCACCACAATCTGAATAAGCGTTATTTGGCTCAATGTAGACCTTCACCCAATCTTCTTGGTAGTCACCAATATTTGTCAGAAGAGTTACTTTGATTTGTTGTTCGATTACTTTCACACCCCACCCCCTGCTTGCTCTTGAGCCACACTTGCAAAGCGACATACGTCTAACTGATCCTGAACCAATACAATTCCTTTCTTGCCATGACGGTTTTTAGTCACCAGCACCTCAGTCACACCAGTAGGCATCAAGTCCTCTGATTGAAGCTTTGGATGTAGTAAAACGATCTGGTCTGCATCCTGTTCGATCTGACCTGATTCTTTAATGTCTGAACTCTTAGGGCGTGAGCCTTTGTCTGCATCACGGTTTAACTGGACCAGTGCAATCACCGGGCATTCAAATTCTTTCGCCATAGATTTGAGTTCACGGCTGATTGATGCCACTTCCTGAATGCGGTCTCTTTGGCTTGGATTGCGAAGCAGCTGCAGGTAGTCAATAACGATGCAGCCGAGTCCTATCTTCTTGTAGCGACGCTCTGCTTTGCGAACGTAGGTACGAACTTCGCTTAGTGTTGGCTTTTGCTTCGGCTCAATCCAAATTGGCAACTTTGCATAGGCAGCTTGCGCATCCGTGAATGCTTTCATCACACCTGACGACATACGAGCATTGTGTAATTCGTCATAAGGAATGAAGCTAAGTGCGCTAATCATGCGATTGGCTAGAGTCTCTTTATCCATTTCAGCCGATACAAACAGCACACCTTTGTTTTTAAGTGCTGTATCCAAAGCCAACATTTGAGCCAAAGTTGATTTACCAGAACCTGGTCTACCACCAACAACACACAAATGGCCTTTTTGTACTGTGCCAATCAGGCTATCCAAAGTAGGAAGGTTGAATCTCACACCTGATGGCTTGCCTGCTGCCAATGCTTCGGCTTTTTCGATCATCTTCTGCAATGCGCTTTCAATTGAATCTTCAAAGCTCGAACCTAGGTTATTCTGATCTTGGTTGTCTGATCCGCTAAACAAGCCCTCTGCTTCCGCAAAGACATCATCAAGATTTAGGTCATGTGCAATCGTGGCAATCTTCTTGCCGATTTCCTCAACCTTGCGATGTGTTTTTAATTTGTTGAGTTCAGACACATAGCTACCCAAGTTATAAAAACTCGCTGGAGACTCAGACATAATGGTCATCAGGTAGTCAGTTGCATCAATCAATGATTTGCTTTGATTTAACTTTTGCTCAACCAGTACAAGGTCATAAGGCTTTCCAGTGTCAGCCAATTCAGAAATGGCTTTAAAAATCACTTGATGCTTTGTTGAGAAGAAACAGTCTTGAGTTAAATCCCCTGCAACAGTTTCATAAGAGTTTTGAACTGTCATCAATGCAGCAAGTACACATTGTTCAATTGCGATGTTATGAATATCAGACATTACCAAGCCCCCTTAACTGTTTTAAGGTTTTGAGGAATTGGTGCTGACTGATTAAATACTGGCTGCTGAGTAGTCCAGTAATCGTTCTCCCAGTTCTTTTGGTTCAACCAAGTTGTTGGTGCTGGAATAAATTCACCATCTTGTTTAATCCAAGACTGATCTTGTTTTTGAGCATTTAGAATTTTGATCAATGTTTCAGTAGTCACGACTGATTTGTATTTCTCAAAAGTTTTAAATGTTCCAGACTTGTCTGATTTACGCTTGCAACGTGGATATGCTTCCCAAAACTTTTCAAAGTCCTCTGGGTACACCACTTGTTTTAAAGTTGCTTTAAAAGAAGTTGTTTTAATAGATGCGGTTTTTCCGACAAGATTGGATTCTGTTTTTCCGACAAGATCGCTATTTTTCTTGTCGGTTTTTCCGACCTCAGACTCTTGATTCTGTTTTTCAGAGTCGAGAATTCCATCACACAATTTGTACTCAGTAATCGACTTGTACTTACGTGCCGCTTCAATAATTCCTTTATCTTCAAGCAAGCGTAATGCAGCAATAACAGCATCTTTTTTATAGCCAGTGCTGCGCTCAAATTCAGCAATACTAATTGCGCGAGTATCAACACCCCAGCCACGTGTACGTCTTACAAGGTAGACATACACAGATAAAGGCGCGCCCTTAAATTCAGCCAAAGTTCCACCATCAATACAGGCGTTAGGGAGCATGAAGGCATTAACAATAAAATTACTCACAATCTCCCCCTTGTTTAAATTCTTCGTATTCATCCTGTACTTCTTCAATGTGAAACATATCCAGGTCAGCGTCATAAAGATCGGCTACTGGGCAATAGCGAGATTCAAAGTCTGGATGCTCTTTGTCGTATTGGTCGATAAATTGGCGGGTGATGTTGTTCATGCCACACCCTCACTTACTAATTTTTCGATTGCCCACGCTTCGCCTTTAGTGGTGAACATTGGCTGGGAATAGCCAAGCTCTGTTTGTTTTAATTCGCCATAACCAGCATCGATAAACCACTGCTTAAACACACGTGCGCGCTTCACATTGCGGCTATACACATCTAAGTCATCTAGCAACTTATTCATTGCTACTGCTGACATACCGAGCTTTTGAGCTACTTGTGTTGCATTGAGAAGTGTTGAGCGATCTACAACCTTGTCGAAGTATTTAACCTTTGGTGCTGCTAGTTCTAATTGACGAGCCTGATCTGCTGCAAGTTGAAGTGCTTCAGCAAATGTTTGAGGTAGTTGTACAGTGTTTTGGTTTTCTAGCTCATACCAACGCTTTACCAGTGCTGCGGTAAACTCTGGGCAAAGCTGAGCAACCACAGTGATTGAATCTAATTTGCCTTGTTCGCCAGAAAAAACATAAACCTCAACATCGTAAATTCGGTTATTGGCTTCTTTTTGCACAACCTCAATTTGAGGACATGCTATTACCTGTTGATTAATGAGATTGTCGATAAGGCGCTTAACATTATCGTGGCGTTTTTGACAAAGTTCTGCGACTTCCAGACTTGTCATTGATTGTTCAGAATTTCCGAACTGTGGTAGAATTGGCATGTTCATGTTGGCTAATCTCCTTATTGAACGTCAGGCTCAGTAGTTACCGCTACTGGGCTTTCTTTATTTGTGGACGACGTATTCACCGTATTTGTGGTACTACCAAACGCCCTGCTGAGATACTCATGTTGTTTCTTGAACTTCAGGAGCTTCTCAATGGCTGCATCCCGAATCCACTCTGAACGCTTTATGTCGTCCATTGCTGCCAGTGCATCAATCGCCTGCAATGCTTCATGTGTCATGCGAACTGATGTTGAGTCAGTCTTTTTCCCATGCACATCAAGAAAACCTAAATCCAATGCTTCTTGCATTTCATCTACCCCCATGTACGAAGCCCACCTTATGCGCAAAGTTGTTTTCGGTCGGCTTTCACTTTGCCCTTTGTTAAAAGTTCAAGTGCAGCTTGGGTTTTTGGTGGAATGCCATCGACTTCCCAACCATGAATTGTTGATCTGCCGCGCTTAATCTCTTTTGCGAGCTGGGAGTTGTTTTTAACTCCGTAAAAATCTCGCAGGTCTTTAACTTGCATATTCAATTACCCGAACAAAATAAGTTCGACTTATTGAACCACTTGTTCGAGTAACTGTCAATAAACTTGTTCATAATTCCGAACATAGCCTGAGGGATTGATATGGAAAATTTTACGGATCGCCTAAACAGAAGAAGTTTGGAGTTAAATGTGAGCCAAGCTGATATTGTTCGTGCTACTGGTGCTGGGCGTGGCACAGTTTCAGGATGGTTTAATGGTGCGAACGCTCCAAGTGCAAAATATCTAGAGTCTCTTGCTGTTGTTTTAAAAACATCTACGACTTGGTTGTTATCGGGCAAGGATAGCGACACAAACAGTCGCATTGATTCAAATATTGATATAAATCCAATTGCAACAGTGAGTTATGCACCAGTAATATCTTGGGTGCAGGCAGGTAGTTGGACTGATATGGAATCAATTAGCAATTTAGATGAGTGTGAGAAGCTCCCTTTAGTGCCAGGAGCAGGGAAACGAAGTTTTTATTTAAGTGTTCGCGGTCTGAGTAATGCCCCGTACTTTGAAGAAGGCGAGAAAATTTGCATCGACCCTGATTGGTGTTTAAGTGACATTCAAACAGGCGAAATGGTTGTGGTTAGCTGTGATGGTGAAGCTACATTTAAAGCATTAATTGTTGAATCTAATGGGTATTATTTAAAGCCACTAAACCCAAACTGGAGTGAACAAATAATTCCATTAAAAGATAACTGTACTCTTGTTGGCAAGTACGTTGGGTCGTTCAGACCAGCTAAAAAATTCAACCTATCTAATTAGAATAAAAATACTTTAGAGCCCGCATTAATAGCGGGTTTTATTTTGTCTATCAAAAATCAAAAGTTCATATAATCGAATTATTTTTATATTTTCCGAACAAAAGTATTGACATTATTGTTCGATTAACCGAACATAAGCCTCGTAAACAACAAAAAGCCCGCAGACGGTCAAATCAGGCGGGCTTCACATACAACGAGGTCATTATGGCAACAAATACTTCTCAAAACAAGCTAGTCGAAACGCTAATTAAGCGTCAAGACAAAAAACGCTTCGTTTCTAAGCTTAAAAGCTTTGCTTCAAATGCTGCTGCATCTGCATTGATTGCAGCAAGTACATTCATCTTTTTTGGTATTGGTTTAAAAGCTTGTGAAGCTGAACAGGTTTCACAAGTGAAAGCGGCTAAGGCACATCAGGAGGCTATGCGATGAGTATCCAAGCCCCTGCATGCGGATGTGGCCGAACTGCAAGTAAACCACACCAATTTCACGGCAAGCCAAACGTGCTGATCTGGGTTTGCAGTGAAGGTCATTCAACACGTATCACCTACTGTTCTGAAAACACCTTGAAAGCAATCAAGGAATTGTTTAGCGAGGTGGCAGCATGAATGCATCTGTTGAAACACTGATCTTGCCATTGCTGAACAGCTACGGCACAGAGCTTGAAAAAGTTTGCATCTCTGGTGATCTGCTCAAGCGTTTAAAGCATACACAGCAAGGTTTTTGCCGTGAATACAAGTCAGCAAGCTACATAACCGACTTTAAGACAAAGCTTAATTTTGTCATCACAGAAGATGAAATAAAGCTCACTTGTCAGTTTATTGAATTTCGCGGGCCATCACTGCCAAGAATTGAAAAACCAAAATACGTTGCGCCAATGCACAGATCAGAAATCTATCCATCGTATCGACGTGCAGGAGATTAAAAAAATGAAAAATGAATTACAGGTAATTGAGCAAAATGCAATTGCTCAAGCGTATGCAAAGCGCGGCGGTACAGATGAATTGTTTGATCGAATCGCGCAAGAAGCTCGCTCATTTGTACCAGATGTGACTACTAAAAAAGGTCGTGATGCAATTGGCTCACTTGCTATGAAGATCAGTAAATCAAAAACACTGATTGAGAAATACGGCAAAGAACTTGTTGCTGAGCAAAAAGCGCAAATCAAGTTAATTGATGATGACCGAATTTCAGTTGTTAAAAAATTTGACGAACTTCGCAATGAAATTTTGGCACCGCGTGATGCATGGGAGCAGGCGGAAAAAGATCGTGTGGCGAAATGTTTGGAATTTTTGGATGAAATCACCGAGTTGGCTAAACCTGAGTTTTTGGGAAATGCTGCATGGCAACTAAAGGGTTATATAGACACCTTAAGCAATCTTGAAATTGATAGTCGATTTATGGAGTTTCAAGAGCAAGCCAGGCTTGCCAAATTTGAAACACTGGAGGCATTGCGCACTGCCCTTGCTGCACGTGAAAAATACGAAGCTGAACAAGCAGAATTGGAACGCCTTCGCATCGCGGAACAACAACGCATTCAGCAAGAGCGTGACGCACAAATTGCACGTGAAGCTGCTGAAAAAGCAACTCGTGAAGCGAAAGAAAAAGCACGTTTTGAAGCTGAGCGTGTTGAGCGTGAAAAACGTGAAGCGGAACAGCGTGAAGCTCGACTTAAAGTTGAAAAAGAAGCTGCTGAATTGCGTGCCGCACAAGCTGCTGAAAATGAACGTAAGCGTATTGAAGCGGAGCAATTTGCTCAAGCTGAGGCTACACGTAAAGCGGAAGAAGCACGCTTGGCTGATGTTGAGCATCGTCGCCAGATTAATCGTGAAGCACTGGAAGCGATTAAAGGTATTTGCCCTGATCTAACTGAGTCTCAACTTAGAGAACTTGTTGGTGCAATTATTAGCGGCTTAATTCCGCATGTTTCAATCAAATATTGAGGTTAGAAAAATGAGCGAAATATTTGTATTTACCAAAGCAGAGCGGAAAAAAGCAAAGCTAAAACTCAACCTAAATGGGCCGTCAGGCAGTGGTAAAACCTACAGCGCACTTCAAATGGCTGCTGGTCTTGGTGAAAAAATTGCTGTTATTGATACAGAAAATGAATCTGCATCTTTGTACGCATCGGAGTTTAAATTTGACACCTTGCCTTTGCGCCCGCCCTACTCTCCAGAGCGTTTTGTTGGTGCTATCCAAGCTGCATATAACATGGGTTATGAGGTGCTGATTATTGACAGTGCATCGCATGAGTGGATCGGTACAGGTGGGTGTTTGGAAATTAACGATAAGGCGGCTGCACGCTTTAAAGGCAATACTTGGTCAGCATGGTCTGAAACTACACCAAAGCACCGTAAGTTCATTGATGCAATGTTGCAGACTGATATGCACATCATCACAACAACACGTGCCAAAACTGAAACTGTGCAAGGTGAAGGTAAAAAGATTCTAAAACTTGGCATGAAAGCTGAGCAGCGCGATGGATATGAGTATGAATTGACAGTGGCGCTAGATGTTCTGCATGAAAACCATGTGGCGGTACCTACAAAAGATCGTACGAAGCTATTTAATCCTGAAGGTGAAGTTATTACCCGTGAGACAGGTAAGCGTATTTTGGCTTGGCTGAATGATGGTCGCTCACAAGAAGAAGCTTTGCTTGAAGCATACCAAGAAGCTGTTGAGCGCATCGGTAACACTAAAGATGTTGCGGAACTCGGGATTATCTACACGCAGTTCAGAGGTACTGAATACGAGCAACAGGTTGCAGATCAATGCAGGGGTAAGAAAGCGGAGTTGGTCGCAGTGGGTGGTACAGCATGAAACTACCCAACAGTATTTCACCCGCCTTTATCGAATGGCTAGATCGAGGCGGTCACAAAATCGAACTCAAGAAAAACGCCATGATTGTAAAAAAGCAATTTAGCGATGGTGTGAAACGCAGCGTGATTCCTTTCGAGCGTCACGAAATTAAAGAGTTTTACGAATTGGATGAATACCTGTCTCAGCGTTATGAGCTTTTTCTAAAGCAGTATTTCAACAATGGGAAAGGTTTTATTCAGGATTTGCATTTAGCTATGGCGAGCAAATATCGCAAGGCTGTGATGATGAATAATTTGGCAAAGGTGGCGTGATGGAAATAAGACTAAATAACGAATGGGTAATCTACTCGGCTGCTAACGATGGCGGGGTTGTGCTTGGCAAGATTCCTGAGAAAGCGCAAGAGGGCGAGCTAAACACAAAGTTAATCAGTAAGAAATATTACTACTCAACAATCTCTGGTGCGATTCAGGGTGCAATGAAGTATGCGAGCATCGGTAGCGACGCAAAAACATTCATGGAGCTTGAGCATTTAATTAAGCAGATGGTGCAGGACTGTCAAGCCGCATTCACTAAAGAGCGATTAGCAATTGCCTTATCAGATGATGTGCAGGCGTTGGTTCAAGAGCGCGACGCATTAAAAGCAAAGTTAAAAGCGAAGGTGGCGTGATGGATTTGCAGAAAGAAAAAATTGCTCATGAAAAACACCTGCTTTCACAAGGTGTGGATTTCAAATATTTGCCAAATATTCAATATAACGAATTGGAAAATGTTTATGAGCTAATTGAATGGGGTGAGGAATATAGCGAAGCCCTGAATGAAATTAATTCAAGCTGGTGTACATGGCAAGCAGCCAAAGCCCAAGCCGTTCCAGCTGGGTATGTTTTAGTGCCAAAAGAGCCGACAGATGCAATGCTTGATGCAGGAATGCGTGGCTTTTACTTTCCACTAGATAATGGCCGTTTTTACACCCACGACCTTATTTTTGCATATAGAGCCATGATCGAAGCACAGGAGCCAGCCAATGACTGAAATTCAAGCTACTTATATCCCGAAAGGGAAAATCGTTCCAAATTGGATCTTACGGTTTAAGAACAAGAAGCGCCAAAAACATAAAATTAAATCCAATGGGTTTTATGTTGTCCGTCATGGAGATGGCGCGCTTTATATGTTCCCTAAAACTGCATACGAAATTTTAATTATTGGTAGTAATTTAAAAAATATCCATATAGAGGTTGCGCCTTATACAAAATATGGTAGCGCTATGTTTTTGTCCAAGGAAGATGCTCTAGAAGCTCTAAATAAACCAGTAATAAATAGCCGTGGCGTTACAACAAAGCTTCCAAACACACCTGGCAAGAAGCGAGACAAATAATGACTGAAATTCAACTAACAAACATTCAGTTCGCCCAGCTTCAGCTCGACAACCTTGTGGCTAAGGACAAGCCATACATTGAAACGTGGTCGGCTGGTGATGTTGGCTCATTTAATGCGATTTTAAATGCAGTAGATTTTGACAATGAGTTCACATATCACATGCGCGGTTGGTCACGTCAACGAGTTATAAGTGGTACTGGTGGAATTATTACGGTAGATGAAAGTAATGCGGATAAGCTGTATCACCTACTCACCTGCTATTTGAGCAAGTTGCCGAGTGGTGTGGTAGAGAGTTTGAAGGAGGTGTCATGACAGCAGCAGCAAGCATGGGTAATTTTATTATTGCCCTGCCGCCCTCTGACATTTGGCTTACAGATGAACAGGCGGCAGATTTTTTGGGTTATGCGGGCACTTATTTCAAAGCATCTATTATTTGCTTAAAAGGATTCCCAAAACCAAGATACATTACAGACAATTCAAAAGGTCGCAGATGGAACTTAAAAATGCTATCTGATTGGTTGAGTGAAAGACCAGAAGATTTGAAAATTAAGACAGGCAGACCCCGCAAAATTTAGCGGGGTTTTTCTTGTTTAAAATATGGATTACGCCAATATTACGCCAAAGTACATGTAAGTTATTGTTTTTATAGTATGTATTGGTGCGCTCAGCGGGACTCGAACCCACGCCACAGGCTTCGGAGACCTGTACTCTATCCAGTTGAGCTATGAGCGCGCGCTGCACATCATAACAAAAAATTGCTGAAGGTAAAGCAACTATATATAAGTTACGTATTTTTATGCTTATGCTTTAAACAATGTTCCAAACTTGGAACAAAGAATTCCATGTAACTTACTTGGTTTATTGATACGGATCGCTCACAATAGTAGCTCTATTCCTCAAGTGAGAATTTCATGACTGATGCATTGACGTTAAGAGACGTGTCAAAGACCTATCGAAATGGTTTCCAAGCACTCAAAGGAATTAATTTGACCGTTCCTGAAGGTGAGTTTTATGCCCTACTTGGACCTAATGGTGCAGGTAAATCTACAACCATTAGCATCATCAGTTCTCTCACCAAAAAACATCAGGCACAGTAG